GCGATGCTTTTGGTCTGGGTCTTCATGCCACACCCACAGAGACCGGCTTGCAATGCTTGAGAGCGACGCAGCCGCGCTTGCCCTTCAGCCAGACGACGGCCGTGTGGCCGCCAAGTACTTCGGCCTCGCTTTCAGTCACAAAGCGCTCGGGCTCTCCCATGCCGATCACTTCCCAGTATTCGACGGTATCGCCGACCTTGACGACTGCGTTGAAGTCGTTGACCAGCTTCTGCGGGTTAGGGCTCTTCATCATTCGACCCTCGACTGAAGGTCCTCGACATCGTCTTTCAGGCGCTGCACGTCCGCGATAAACTCATTCACGAACTTGATACGCGCGGGCGCTTGGAGCTTGCTGAACATGGCCTCTTGAAGCGCCCGCATCACATCGCCCAAACTCACCTTGAGGTGACCGCGCTCGATCTTCTGCGCGAGAGCCGTCTGGTCTTCATCGGAAAGGCGTACAGGGACGCCATCCTGCGCAAAGAGAGAGCAATCGCTGAGTTTGAGTTTGATCTTCTCGCCGTAACCATTGGCCGATACCCATTCGTTGACAGGCCGAAGCGTCGAAGCAACTTCGCACTTAGTGGCGGCATCCGCCTTCTCGAAAAGCTTGGTTTGAATTTGATCAGTGGTCATAGGGAGACTGAGCGGTTGGTGAGTTGAGTAACGATAGCCATATACGGCTACAATAGCAAGGGCAAAAGCTTGATGAAGTCCTTCAGACTCCGGTGCCCCTATATGTTTTCGTGAGGGCTTTGTTGACAGCGTGGCCACGGTCTCGAACGACATTCGAGAGCCGGGCTCGATCGTGGTGACTGGCGGGCGCTTGCCCGAGCAGGCCGAAGTAGCTGTTCGAGATCTCAAGGAAATCCCGCTCGTTCACGTTGGCAACGCGCCGCAGTGCCTCGCTGACCGTACGGCGCCGTGTTGAGCGACTCCACGGCTTGATAACTTGGCCGACGAAGTCCACTCCGCGCGCGATCGGTTGGAGAATCGTCTTCGTTGGGTTCAGCCGAACGCCAAGGCGCCCTGGAAGGAACGCGTCGACGTCGGCGAGCGCCGAGTTCAGCCAGTCCGGCGAGGGGTGAAGAAATAGAAAATCATCGACGTACCGGATGTAGTGCCGGGCACCAATGTGATGTTTCGCGCGCTGATCGAGTACGTCGAGATAGACATTGGCGAAAAACTGCGACGACAGGTTGCCGATGGGCAATCCCCGGTTTGCGGTCTGTTCCATCAGCCGTTTGTGCGGCGGCACGCGAGCGAGCAGCGCCCGATCGCCACGGAATTCGAAGTCGATGCGTGGATCGTGCATCAGCACGATCTCGGTCAGCGATCGCCAGAAGGGCTCGGAGATTTTTGCGAGAAGCAGGGCGCGCAAAATCTCTTTGTCGATCGAGACGAAGAAGTTGGCAAGATCGCACTTCAAGTAAGACGCGGGTCGCGACCAGTTTTGCGTGACCGAGCGGATCTTCGCCTCGAGGCGTTGTGCGGCGTACAGCGTGCCGCGACCCTTGATGCAAGCACATGAGTCCGCGATGAACGATCTCTCGAAGCGCGGGCCGATGTGGTTGTAGAGCAGGTGATGAACGACTCTGTCGCGGAAATCGGCGGCCCAGACCTCGCGCATCTTCGGCCTCGTAATGACGAAGCATACGGAGCGCCCAGGCATGTAGGATCCGTCGGCCAGTTCGTCGTACAGCCGGCGCAGGTTGTGTTCGAGGTCGACCTCGAACGCGAGCGCCGAGGGGCTGTTGCGTTTCGTCCGCCGGCAGTCGAGATAGGCTTCGACAAGTTCGGCAAACGTGAAGCCATTGTTCCAATCTGCGGACGGCGCGGGCGCGCAACTTGTTGTTCGTGTCGTTGTTGTTCTGGTTGCCGTTGTTGAAGTTCTGATACCAAGCCCAGCCGCATTTATCGTGCTATCTACGTCGCCCGGCCGATTGCTCAGCGGGGAAACTGCGCCGGACCGATCCGCACGCCGGCGGTTGGTATCCGTGATGCGCATGGCGGTGGCCTTGTGAGCCAGCGGCACGACCAGATTGAAAGATCGCTCAGTCATGGCGGCCTTGACCTCCACGAAGCGGGCGAAGTGCGGAATTGCGCCATCCGTTGGCTTGCTTCCCGATGCTGGTCGTGAGTTCGACCGCGTTGGCGTAGGCCGGCCGTGAAATCAGCCGCTTGTCCATCGCAAGGCGAACCAGCAACTCGATCACCTGCAGGCGCTCGAGCAATTCCATTAGGTGTGGCGACTTGTCCTGCGCAACGTTGGCACGGAAGACGAGAACCGTGATTTCGATGCATTCGACGTTGATCTTTTCGCCGATCGATCGCTTGAAATCACGCTGCATGTTCTTGACCAGATCCGTTACCACGTCTAGCAGGTCATACGCAACCTTGTAAATAGGAAGCTGTGTGTGGATGGCCATGCTGTCGAATGACTAAATTATTGAAGAACTAATCTGCGGACGGCGCGGGCGCGCAACTTGATGAGCGTGGCGAAGTCGTCCTGGTGGCCGCCGCGGAAGTTCTGATACCAAGCCCAGCCGCCGTTCGATTCGTGCTGTTCGCTGGACCAGTAATAGGCCGATTGAAACTCGCTCTTGAGGTTCGCGAACAGCAGTGATTGCTCGCGCCGGCTCGGGAGCAGGCCGCCGCGCTCCGCTGCCCATGCACCAGCGGCCTCCCACGTGATGTCTTCGGCCTCCCCGGGCAACAGGACCACGTGGTAATCCGGCTCGCCGTTCTCGCCGAGGATCAGACCGGCATAGCGCTCGCCGAACGCGAGCGTGATGGTGGTGCCCGCCACGCGGTACTCGGTCGTCGCTGCTTGCTTCTCGAATGCCGCGATCATCTCGGCGACCTTCGTGTGCTCGGCCTTGATGGCTTCAAGCGTGATCATCATTGCGCCTGCTCCTGAAAATTACTGAATGATTAAATGGGCAATCTGCGGACGGCGCGGGCGCGCAACTTGTAGATCGTGGCGAGGCCGCTCTGGTCGCCGCTGCGGAAGCCCTGACACCAAGCCCAGCCGCTACCGTCAGCCTCATTGCTCCAGTACCATTCGCGCTCGAAGTGATCGCGATGGTTGGCCCAGAGCATGGCCTGCTCGATGCGGTTTGGCAGGTCGCCGCCGATGCTCTTCGCCCAATCCATTTGGGCTTTCCACGTGGCGTCGTCGTTGTCGCCCGGCAGTAGAACGACGTGGTAGAAATCGCCCACCTTGTTGCCGATCGCGCCGACATAAACCTCGCCTTCGGACAGCGGCGGAATCTGAAGTTGTTGCATTACTTCTCCTTTGGGTAATGGAGGGTGTTGAGTGATACGCATCATAGTATGCATATATGGCTACAAACGCAAATGCGACGTCGCGGATTTGATGCGGTGTTTAGGCTGTACCCACCGCGCGCTTCTTCGCCAGATTGTGCTGTGCCACCAGGATGTCCCATTCCTCTTTCTCGGCGCGCTTGCAACCGTCGAATTCGAACCTGAACGACTTGGCCGGTTCTTCGACCGTCAATCCACGCGCCTCTGCCTCAGTGACTTCGCATGGCACATCCGGAACCCACATCGCGTACGGACCATCAACGCTCAGATAGAGGAATCCGCACTCATTGAACGGATTGCCAATGCACCGCCAGCCGTTGCCGCCTTCATTGCTCGTGTATCCAATGGACAGGGGGATGTCGAACGCCTCCGCGATAACAACCGACGGCCGCGGGAAGCCCTTCTGTGCATCGAAGCGATCCTTCCAAGCCGTGCGCGCCTTCGGGCGCGAAATTCCTTTGCGATCAGGCTTCTTGAAGTCAGGGTGTGCTTCGTCGCCTTTGAAGCGCACACCGAGAAGCACACCATCCATATTGCTGATGTAAATGTCATCGACGCCAAGTTCGCGAGCGAGATCGCCGCGTTCACGCGCGACGCGCTGCCTCTCGGCGATATGCAGTTTGACCAGTTCGAGCGCTTTGCCGCCTTCGATCATAAAAATTGCATTTCCGGCCATTTCTTCCTCATCCGTTAGGGTGTGTCGGTTGCGCCACTTTTCGCTGCGCAGCGTCGCGCGCGTCGTTTTCTTTGCGCAACAACCAGAGCCGCGCCTGCTGCTCGAGTTCGAGCATGATCGCGCCGCGCGTCTTTGGTGAGCCGTCGGCGCCGACGTTGAACGGGTTGACCGTCTGCCAGAACTTCTTTGTTTCTTGGCGAAGCTTTCCAGTGACCAAATCTCTCCAGTGGAAGGTGCGCTTGATCGAGACCTCTTCAAAGCGAACGCGCGTCATGCTGGTTGCTCAGCGACAACGGCGATTCTCAGCGCCTCACGATAGGCGGCGAGAAGGCGGTCAATGCTTGCGCGCGCCTCGGCAGCATCGGCGCGGTCGACGTAGGCGAAAGGGAATTGCACGATGATGCGCGGGATGCCCTCATATTCGGCCGGCAATGCCTCCCCGCGCATTAGTGCGAGCGCATTGTTCGTCAAGAACTCGGCGTAGTTGCAAAGCTCCATGCGCTCGTTGAAGGTGGAATTCAGGCCATGGCCTTCTTCGGCGTGGGCCCATGCGGCGTGCGCCTCAGCGGCTTGCAGTAGCAACGGTGCGGCACACGTCAGGCGCGCATCAGCTTCGGTGCCGCAGAAGTCGGCCTGATAGTGAGGTCCTCGTTTCGGGTCTCCGCGAGATATCCAGATTGATCCGTCGCGTCGGATGCCGTAATTCCACGGGCCCGGCGTAAGCATCGGTTCGGTCACGCTAACTCCTTCGGGCGCGGCGCGCCCTTGTATTGAGGTTCGGGCAGGTACTGCGGCGGCTCGATCGCGTTGGCGAGCAAGATCTTCCAGTTCATGCGCGTGTTGAGTAGCGCAGGGCCGTCAGGACCGTCAAACTGGTCGCGCGGTGTCGTCATGATGGTCAGTGGGTCGATGACCTCGCACGGCACGGCGATGGTGGCGCAGCCGGTGTTGTAGTAGCCGAGGTGCGCACGAACGAGGGCTTCTCGATACTGGCCGGCAGTAGAGGTGCGGAACGTGTAGCCCCTATCGTCAGGGCGCCAGAGCGGCATGTAACGATCCTCGCGGCGCGTGTGGTTCACGCTAACGACGTAGTAGAGCCTTTCCGCTACCTCAGCCACGATGCGCCCCGCGGTTGAACCCAAGGAAAAGGACTGCTGCAAAAAGCCAGAAGGCGAAGAGCGGCGCCATGTTTGCCATGCTTGTCTCCAGATGACGCCCCGCTGAAGAGGGCGCGTTTGTTAGGCGACGTACAGGAACGACAGCAGGGCGTCAAACCACGGCGTGCCGTCCATCTTGTCGTCGGTGCTGAACTGGGTTCCTTTCTTGAGCGCGCCAGTGCCAGTGGACGGGCTGTATTCGCCGAAGGCGCGCCCGCTGACGGTGCTGTAAAGCGCGCTGACGAACACTCGGCCG